CCCATCTCTTGTCCTGTCTGAATAACTTGTGTAAGAGCTCCGTCAGCATCATCAATACCACCAACAGCATCATCTAATGACATACCCACAGTATCAAAAGCTTCAGCAAACTTAGCAGCGTCAAAACCATCAAGTGTTTTAGTTAGTAAAGCTGTTCTTTGCATTACCTCTGGTGAAATATATAAATTTCTACCGATTTCTTGTGTCATGGCCTTAAAAGTGGCCAATAACTCATTTGCTCTTAATCCGAATTCAGCACCCTCAGTTGCTGCTTGATTAATTAACTCTATTTGGTCTATTAGTTGGGCATTTGATAACCCTATTGATTTTGATAGGTCTAGTCTTAGTGTGTCTTCATAGGCAACTAGGTCTAATACTTTACCCATGTTCTCTTCAAGATTTATTGACCCCTTCCTCATATCACTTATCATCTTACTTATCTGTTGGATATCACCCACAGACATGTCGGACATAGGAGCACGTTCTTTGTTAATTTCTTCTAGTGTCTGGAAGAATTTAGCATTTAACCCACCACCACTAACTCTTGTTTTTTTACTTTCATTACCAAGATAGTCTTTTAATCTTTCATTTTCATCTTCTAGGTCTGAAATTCTTTTTTCTAATGCAGGGTCAGCTAGATATGATGGTAATGGGTTTTCTATCCCTAATAATAAAGCTAATTTATATGATTGTGAGTTACCTTTCTTACCATATCGTTTTATTGAGTTAACTCGGTCTTGGTGGGTTGGTTCGTCTTTAGTATTAAAAATCCCCAATGGCACGCCTAGTTCGGGGTGTGAAGCTAAATAAGCTTTAGCTCCCGATAAAATACGTTCAATGGATAACTGTTTTAACAAACTAATCATAATAATTCTGTTTATTATAAATAGTTAGTATGAGGATTTCCTTTTGTTATTTGCTTGTTCTATTGCTTCATTTTTCTTATTAAACTCTTCAGTTAAGAAATTAACATAAAATCTTCTTTCAAATGTTGGCATAACAAGTATGTCACTCCAAGGTATATGTAAGTGTCTCATAAGGTAGTAAAACTCTTGTAAGAGGGCATTCCTATATGCCGTAGAAAGGACGAAAAAACTCAACTCCAAAGGCTATACGAGCTCCAATCTCCTGGTTGGACGGTGTTTTAACGCTTATATTTAAGTCTAGTTCCGGTGCGTTTTCCCTAACAACTTTTCTAATTCCTTGAGAATCTTTGATA